AAAGCCTACGGCGGCAGCACCAAAGCCTACGGCGGCAGCACCAAAGCCTACGGCGGCAGCACCAAAGCCTACGGCGGCAGCACCAAAGCCTACGGCAGCACCAGCAGCATCACCGCCCGCTTCCCCTAGTAAGCCCCCTAAAAAATTAACATTCGGTCCAAGAGCCACAGTTCTCAATTTTTTAAACGCACAAGCAGGTAAAAAAGACTTTCCGGGTAATAATTCGCCTCCTTTTAGTTATACAGCCGCATTAAATGATATCAAATCAGGTAGAAAAAAAGAGCATTGGATTTGGTATATAATACCATCTGACATACACAAAAATTCGACGCCAACATCCGTATTTTATGGTATTGGCCCTAATGCCAATATAAGGGCAAAGCAAGATGGAGTCAAGGTTTTAAGTGCAGAAGAATATTTAAATGAGCCGACATTACGTCAACGTTATATAGAAATATTAACTTTAATTGGTAAAAGCGTATATGATAAATTTGGAAAATACAGTGGACCAAAGGATACAAGACCGCAAGATTTTCTTATTAATTTAATGGGAGGTAGAAACGATTATGACAAATTGACAAGTTCGTTTAGAAATTTATACTATATAATTGCTAGAAACACACATTCAGAATATTTAGATAATTTACACAATATACTAGATGGTTTCTATCGTAAAGAAAATGGGATAAGGTCGGATATGACACCTATATCGCCAATAGCAGCACCAAAAGCAGCGCCAATAGCAGCGCCAATAGCAGCGCCAATAGCAGCGTCAATAGTTCCCAAAGTTACAACTGGTGAAGCACGCATAGTAAGTTTAAAACAAATTGAAGAAATGATTATAAACGGAAGTAAATCAACACCCGGAAGTAAATCAACACCCGGAAGTGTTTTTTTAATTAATGGAGGTAGTTTTAATCCGCCGCATATAGGACATATTAAAACATTTGAGTTAGCATATCAGCATATGATGCGAATGGACGAGTTTAAAGGCAAGAGTGTATATGGAATAATGGTTGTTTCTACAGACGCACATATCGTTAGAAAAAGGGTTCCCGAAGATGCTATAATTTCACCTGAAAATAGAATACAATTATGTCAACTTGCTGCCGATAGTTATGCATGGAAAAATCCTGATTTGTTTGGTAAAAATAATATGCTTATATATAATGAAGCTACTGATAATCCTGTGAGAACAATAATATATGATATTCGGGGTAAATATAATAACATAAATAATATGTATTATTTATCTGGGTCAGATTTTTATATAAATACTTACTTGACATCCCTAGGCGGAAGTCCATATAATATAATGTATGTTATGAGAAAAGAGGATATTAAAAAAAGTATACAACCTATGAAAAATGGTCAAACACAAATACGAATAGTTCCTCCTGATACGTCAGACGTTGCATTCGATTTATCATCATCTGTAATTAGACAACAAATACGCAGTTTAGTCGACGAAATCAATAGAAAAATATTACAGCGAGATATTTATAACGAGGTTGGGAGGGGAGTTTACTGTAGATTACAACAAATTAATTATATACAATCAGGCGAACTATATGGAGATTTATGTATCGACGAGGGAGTGGGAATGATGGGAGAATCAGGTAAAAGGACTTCAGGGTTGCGGTATACATTGCCCCCGTCTTCATCGCAACGTAGACCACAAGTTATAGTATCTGGTGACTTACTTTATAGATTATCTCACGGGTTACTAAGTGAAAGAGATATAAGACCAAATGAACAACCTGATTTAGATTTAAGACTTCGCAGGACATTTGATAATATAGATAACGTTCGGGTATTTAATGTAAGTATGAGCGAGGGGCAAATAAGAGCAGCATTAGTTAATTTAGTAAATAAAATACCGAATTCGGATCCCACACATACTTTTGCCGATTATGTTCCTATTTTAAGAGCCGCAATCCAGGCAGGAGATGTCAGATTTTTTAATGATTTATATTATTTTTTTAATAGATTACAAGTTATGGACCCGGTTTCTGCGCTTGATAGAGGGGAGAATACTCGACATTTATACGACTGTTTAAATAATATGCAATTTATAAGTAAAACAGATTTTGATACTAATTATCTTCCAACACGTGGCTCATTAAACCAGTTATATGTAAGTAAATTAAATAAGTTACGTGACAATATAGCCCAATCACATGATCGTTACATAATATTCAAAGTTCTTAACTACCTATTATTTACAGGGAGATATAGCGTTTACTTGTATTTACTTGGTATAACATCAAAGAGCGAGAGTATTTGTGATCAGTTCAGGTGCCGCGAAACTCTTTTCAACGAATATAAACTGTATATTGAAAGCCAGGAAGGTATTGGTTGGCAAAGAATATTAGATATTATTGGTTATCAATTTATGCGAGCAAGTTCGGATGGAAACTGTTATTATAACTCAATTGGTATGTTAACAGCATCTCCACATGATTTACTAATATATCAAGGTATTGGGAATACAAGCGAACAAAATAATTTTCAACTACGACAACAAATAAGAGTTAGAACGCAACTTGCTGGTTTTATGGGGTCCATATATGACAGTATAGGTAAGTCGGGTTTTAGTATTAACCAATATGAAAGAAATGCTAGAAGTAGAGGAGCTGGAGCTAATTTTCAAAGTGGTATTAATAATATACGATTTCTACTTTATGTAGGTAGTCAAGGTTTTAGACCTATTAGTAAAATTGGTGTAGGTGTTAGTCCAGAATTTCACGGCGGAGAAACTGAAATGGCATTCACATCATTACTTTTTCAGAGACCTATTTTAACCATATCTGTTAATTTACCAAATGGCGACCAAGCTGGAGGATTTGACGCACGATATTTTGAAAGGTATGCCCCTTCAGGATATAACAGTTTTTCAGAATTCTTAGCCGATCCTAGAGTAACAGCGAATCAAATTGTAGACTTTATTGTAAATCAAAGTGTTACATCTGTTTTGACTATAGAACAAGGGCGTGAGATGATTAATCGCGGAGATACAATGATACCACCGCAACCGGCTATGATTTTGATTGGAGGACAAGGTCATTGGGATTATGCTATACCGAATAAGGATGTAGGTGCTACTTTATCTTATAGAGGTATAGGAGGGAAGACCAGTAATAGAACTAAAAAAAATAAAAGTTCTATTAGGATTAGTGTTCGCAAGAAAACTAGAAAGATCACAAAGACCACTACACGAAATAATAATAGCCCTAAAAATAAAAATAAAAAGAAAACTCAACACTTTAAAATAGTGAGAAATGGTAATAATACAAGGAAGAAGTCAAAACAATAAAATCTTTATCGTATATTTAATATCGATTATTGGATATTAAATATATACATCTGTATAAAAGCACATATAAAAGCACATATAAAAGCACATATAAAAGCACATATAAAAGCACATATAAAAGCACATATAAAATTATTAAAAATAATTGACAGCATCATCACCAAATATTTCTTTAAAGGCGATCATCATTTGCTCGAGATATGACAATTTTTTACATAAAGAATTACAAACGTTTTCAGAAATAGCAATTGCCAGTTCAACGCGACAGAAAAACTTGGAAAATTTCATATTTTCCTTCTTCAATATTTTATTAATTTCGTATATTTCTTCACCCCCAAAAAATTTATTATCTACGTTTAAAACTCTACTACATAACTCATCTATTTCATTAATAATAACTTCTTTTTGCTCATCAGTAACTGTCGGATATTCAATACAAATTTTTTCCGATAAATGTTCCACAATAAACTGTGCCAAGTCACGATAATTTTTACTTACAAGAACTTTAAAAAACATAAAGAATACATTTTGTTCCTCACGAGTCATTGTGCCGATAATTCCATAATCAATAATACCGATTTTTAGTTTTGGACAACTATCTGTATCTGTGATATGTTCATCCTTTATAAAAATAACATTTCCAGAATGTAAGTCGGCGTGATAAATACCGTCATAAAAAACGCACTTCAAATTAAATCGCGACAATATTTTTGAATATTCATCTTTATCATTACTATCTATATGTTCAATACGCTTACCTTCAATATAATCCATTACAATTACTTCAGGATTACTATGCGTAAAATAAGAGTATACTTTCGGTATACAAATATTTTCAACGTCTTTAAATTTTTCATAAAACATCTGAATATTTTTTATCTCATTTGAAAAGGTCAATTGATCTAACATAATTTGGTAATTCTCGTCAAATAAATCATTAATGTTTAAGTCACATAAATAAGGTAAATGCTTTGTAACATTAATTAAAATTCGCAACTCTTCCATAGATTTATTGAACTTAGGTTCAATATTTATACGACGATACTTGATAATAATTCGTTTTCCATTTAATCGCCCATTATATACAAGCGCGATATTACCTGATTTAATTGGTTTTTCGCTGTCTATAACAAGTTCGTCGCCATTTGTTCGCGCGATATTTATCAAGTCGTATAATCCATTATAGTCGATTTCAGTTGTATCATATGTCACGCGATCAGTATACTGTATAAAATAATTAAAAAGTTCCTTATCCATAACATTATTATTATTGGCAAATGCTTGGAAGATTTTTATAAAAAAAATATTTTTTTCGGCTAATTTCGTAGTGATACTCTTTATCATATAGTTATAATTTTCAGGTGTTTTTTTTGAACACTTATATATCAGAAAATATTTAAGATATATGCCTACACAGCTTGATATAAACCACGAATTAGATAGGCCTCTACATATTGATGGTTTCAATCGTTTAATGACGTTTAAAACTTTATACAACATATTTTTGTATTTATTTGAAACAGGTGCCGATGATGCGTGTTCTGACATATTGTCTGAATCATTTTCTAAATCATTACCATTATCATCGTCAATAATACTTGTCATTTCTTTTTCTATTTCTCTATTATTAGTCGACACTCTTTTATACATTTTGTTTATTTTATTTATCTCTGGGTAACACAATAGTAATATATAAAGGCAAAATCTTTATATATTTTATATTTTATATTTTATATATTGTATCTTAAATATTGTATATTAAATAGTAGTATAAATAAACTATAATTTAATGATTTAATGATTTAATGATTAATCGCTTCAATAAATTGTTTCAAGTGTAAAAACATTTTCTTCATAATAAGCCCTAATACATTTTCCATATAAATTGGTAAACTATGAGCCAAATCTAGTTTGAATAAATAATTTATATTTACCTTATGATTAGATTCGAAATTTACAACCATTGTAGAAATTCTTGTTGTTACCTTTTCATAGTTAGCCAATTCATCTGGGTATGAATACTCAATATCATAACAAGTATATGTCTTCTTACCGTTTTCAACAACCTCAGATACTCTTATATACATATATTTTGGCTTGATGCCCAAATCTTTCCCAAATGGTTTAAAAAGAAACAACACATCTACTTCACTATTTGATAACCAGTTTTTTATTTCTATTTTTTCAAAATTATCCTGATTCAATTCATATAGAATACTATACATGTTTAGATTTATTATATTATTTAAATTATATTTGGTATTATCCAAGTAAAGCTGCAATGAGTATATCTCGCTTTTTTTATCTCGTTTCAAATGAACATTCTCTTTTAAACATATATTTTTAAAATCACAAATAAAGTTTTCACTTTTACCATTGCTATGATTAGCGTTAAAATTTATGTTATCTGATAAATAACTATTCATTGACATTGCTAAAATATGTAAATAATATTATAAGTTAAAAATAACTCATTAAATAGTTATAAATGATAATATTATTTTAATAATAATATTATTTTATTATATACCAGATTTATGCCTCACAAAAATAAGACACTCAAAATAAACAAACAAACAAACCAGCCCAAACAAAAAATCAAATTCCCCACTAGAATACGTTTATATTCTACACCTCGTATCGCGCAAAAAATGGCATATAAATATTTAGGAAAGACAGCAAAACTATACCCAGCAAGTAATCCTGAAAAAAAATACAAAATTTTCGATCCTAAAAATAATAAATGGGTAAATTTCGGGCAAATGGGGTATGAAGATTATACTAAACATCACGACAAAAATCGTAGAAAAAATTATCTTACACGGACTAAATTTATGCGCGGCAACTGGAGAAACAACAAATATTCAGCTAATAATTTAAGTAGAAATGTTTTATGGTGATCAAGACCCTACCCCCCCTTACGACTATATATTAAATATTTTATCTATATTCGTAATAAGATTGACTTTACTTAATACCGCTTCTCGGTTTATTTTATATTCATTCATATAATATTGCGGATTTCGTAATACACGGTGTATTAATACTATATCTGAGTTAATGTTACCTGTAAGACGTATTGCCTGTTTTGGAAAATATTCATTTACTTTTTTACACCCCCAATATATGGGAATTGTGTTATAAATAAGAGGATTTATTAATTTTTCTGTGAAATAATGTTCGTGGCTCGTATTTTCAATAGCGATCGTAAAAGCATATTCTTTACACATTTCGCCCATTGAATTAAAATTTCCCTTTATATATTTACTATTTGCGCCCCCGACACCACCGCTCGTTCCACCCATACTAATTACATTTTTTCTCTTGTATTCATCTGTTCCATTTCCCCAAATATCGATTGGCCAATTATATTTCAAAATATGTGACACAAGAGCGTGTCTATAAATGTGACCGATCGTATTTCTCTTATAGGA